TTATAAATGAATATGTAGTAGAACACAATGTATTGCCTACATATGACATCGTAAACGCCGCTACCAATAGTGATTTTAAGAGTCCTGGTGATCTCAAAGAAGAACACTATGATTGGTTGTTGGTTGATTTTGAAACCTTTACTAGACATAAAAGTCTTGAACGTGCTATATTAACCACTGCCGATATGTTGGAAAAAGGTGAATATGGTCCTGTTGAAGATATCATAAAGAAGGCTGTACAGATAGGCCTACAAAAAGATATGGGCACTGACTATTACCTAGATCCTAGATCTAGGCTTTTGCGTATTAAAGACAAAAATGGTCAGGTCAGTACTGGTTGGGCTGCCTTGGACAGTAAACTATTTGGTGGATTCAACAGAGGCGAACTTAATATATTTGCCGGAGGTAGTGGAGCTGGTAAGAGTTTATTCCTAGCTAACCTAGGATTGAATTGGAGCTTGGCTGGACTAAATGTAGTTTACTTGACCTTAGAACTTAGTGAAGAATTAGTCTGTATGAGATTAGATAGTATGGTCACTGATATACCTACTAAAGAAATTTTTAAACAGATTGATGATATTGAAATGAAGGTTAAAGTAATTGGTAAAAAGAGTGGAAGACTACAAGTCAAATATTTACCCAGCGGTAAAACTGCTAATGACCTACGTAGTTTTATGAAAGAATATGAAGTAAAGACTGGATTGAAGATTGATGTACTGCTAGTAGATTATTTGGACTTGTTGATGCCAATCAGCAGAAAAATTAGTGCTGAGAATTTATTTATTAAGGATAAATTTGTTAGTGAAGAACTACGCAATTTGGCTGTAGAAAAGAACATTGTGTTGGTCACAGCGGCTCAATTGAATCGTGGAGCAGTAGATGAAATTGAGTTTGGACACAGTCATATCAGTGGAGGATTAAGTAAAATACAAACTGCCGATAATGTATTTGGTATCTATACAAGTAGAGCTTTTAGAGATAATGGAAGATATCAAATACAACTGATGAAAACTCGTAGCAGTAGTGGAGTAGGACAAAAAATTGATCTTGCCTTTAACTTGGATACACTACGCATTACTAACTTAGACGAAGAGGAAGAAGCTAGTACAATGTCTGCTAAAGCTGGTTCGGCAGTGCTAGAAAATATTAGGCAACGTACTTTGGCACAACGTGATGATCCTACACAAGGAATCAGTGCTAAATCCACACAGGTTCAAATAGAAAGTACTAAGCTACGGCAGTTGATTAATAATATGAGTGCTGACGAATTCTAGTAGCAGTTTAAAGTCCATATTATATCCGTAAATATAGTATGGACGAAATCGATATCATTACTCAACTACTTGAACTAGGCAGTCCCATAGCTGCCAGTATTGTAGCTTTTTATTTTGTCTATCTAACTATAAAGTTTATACTAGCTGGTGTTACAAGTAGTATCACTGGCATGGCAAATACTATTAAACGATTGGATCATAGGGTTTTCACCATGACCAATCAACTTATAAAAATTGATATTAAAGTAAGCCAAGCATTGGGATTGAAACCAGACTATGAACGCTTGGCACGTGCCGAATTGAAGGATCATAGGAAAGACTAATGTCTACCTTGGATCTAATCTCATTTATTAACAAATATGGATTTCCCATAGTGTTCTCGGTATGTTTAGGAGCACTGATTTGGTATATTTGGAATTGGGTAACTAAGGAAATCAAACCAGTTATCGGTCAGGCTAACGAAACATTATTGGAACTGATTGATAGGGTGCGTATGTTAGACAATGACCTAATTAGACTAAATCAAAAAGTGGAAACTGTTATGGAATTAAGAGGGGAACGAATTGAAAAAGAAACACATCAATTCGAAGACCTAATTAATAATCAACCACCAGATAAAGCTGAAAACGGGAACGGACAAAAGCAATAGTCCTACTATTTGTCTTTGTGTCATTTCATTATCAAATAATTCAATCTCAGCTGGGTTCAAGCTTTGGCGTACTTCTTTGGGCAATGTAGCAAAGCCTGTAATGAATAAGATTAGTCCATAAACTAAAAATACAAAGTATATACTATATATAACAATCATTGATATTACCTGTTATCATTTAAGAATTTAATCTCATCTACAAGAGCATCTCCATCAATTTTATAACGATTAAAATCTGCCTTGGTGATGGATTTATTTAGTTCCTCTAATAACCGTTGTGCCTCATTGTTATGTTCAGCACGAGCAGCATATAGCCAACGAAATGCGTTTTGCTTATCACCGACCTTAGTATAGTAGTGTCCCAAATTTAACATAGCTGGTACTCTACGCTTCATGGCACTTTCTTTGAGATCACCTAATATACTTTCTATTTCATTATCACTGCTATTTGGATCATCGAATATCATCATAGCATAACGGTATTGTGCGGTATCATTAACCTTGGCAGCAGTTTTTAGGAATTGTAAAGTTAGACTGGGCATATCATTTTCAACTAGATCGGCTATTTTTATCAGTCGTTCACTGTCCATCTTACCACAAAACTCACGAAATACAGCATACACATATGGTATGAACTCTGTGGGCACTAGTTTTTTCTGTAGCATACTGACTAGCTCATCTACGCTGTCTCTATCCTGCTTGCTTACACGCCACATGAGTACACGGGTAGCTGGCCCAAATTTTGATTCTTGTCTAAAGGTACGTGCGTCGTTTAATGTACGATTACGTGCTGCTTGATCATTTACTACAGCAGTTATAAGCTCACTATGCGTTTTTAAAGGTTTGGACGTAGACTTTTTTACACTTTTACTTAGGTTTGGATTAGGCTCGGCACCACTTATCTCCACACTCCATATCTCCATAGGAGCTACATTTTTAAACTCTTGTATACCCCTACTGACAAAACTATGATCCTTGATCTTGGGACTGACTAGTCGATATACAGCATCGGTCATGGTAACCCCACCATAGTCAGCTAGACTTTCGCAACGTGCAGCTAAGTTTACAGCATCACCCATTAGGTTAGTGCCATAGATCCATACTTCACCCATGTGCATGCCTACACGCCAACGCATGCCATTGTTCAATCGTTGAATCTCTGCCTGCATGTCTATGCCAAAGCGTACAGCATCCACTGCGCTGGCAAACTCAATGAGTACACTGTCTCCCCCTGTGTTGAACAATCGACCCTTACTACGGTCGATTAAGGGATCAATAACAGCACGACAGGCATCTAACTTGGCCAGAGTCCCTGCTTCATCACGCTGCATCAAAGTACTATAGCCAATAACATCGCTACAGATTATTGTAGCTAATTTAGTATCCATAATACTATTTACTTGATTTGACTACGTAATCGAGCGACCTCACTGTGTAATTCTTTGTGCCTATTGTGTAGACGTCTGATCTCCTGCTGTAATGTGGCTATTTGACGCTGTAGAACACGTACTAGGTCATAGTCCTGTGGATGCTTGGCTACAAGATCAGACCCTGTGCTCAAGGGACTATGATTACTATGTGGGGTAGATTCTACACGATATTGCTCTTGAATTAGTTTGTTCTTATTCATATAAAATCTCCCTTATTGTACTAGTATAGCATACTTATCACTAAATACAATACAATAGGATACAGTTTGAAAGGTCTTGAACAAGCCTTCTCTGATTTATTGACCGAAACATTGGATCGTCAAGGTTGGCAAATCCCCGTTAGTCTACAAAAGACTATGGTGTCTATTTTGGTTAGCAAAGTAGATCGTAATCCTTGGCAACCAGAACCCAGCTACGCAGAACAATACCTCTTAGCACGTACACCACAAGCTCTACGCAGTTTGGGCGACACTTGCTGGTTCACTCGTGCTGTATTCCCCGAACTAGGAACACGCAGAGGTATTAGTGCCAGCTACTACACAGACTTAGGACAGGGCTGCTACGGCCGTCTACTACACTATACAGGCCCAGACACTACAATTGAGTTGATGATTCGTCACTTTGACTTTCTTGCTGAGGTGGCTTGGACTGTGATCCATAGTCAGGGACGCTTCCGTGAGATGTGGGACGACGCTTGAGAGCATGCCTACGTTGAGCCTCTAGGTCATAGTAGATAGCGGGCAATACACCGCCTGATGTCATAAAAGGTCTTGAATTACGTATATCCGTAGTGACACCTTTACTCGAGTTAGGCATGATGCCACTTTGTGTGTTATCTACACTGAAATCATCAAATAAACCCATACACTATTTATTGGAGCGATGATGATTGAAATACTATTACTGGCAGTACAACTACAACAAACACCCAGCTTGGAACAACTATATTGGGACTGCGATACTGCTTATATGCAACAACGTCTAGAACCTAAAGATATTATGCAATGCCTCTATATCAGCGAAGCCTTTGTTGAAAAAGAATTTAAGGGAGATATGCGACTGTACAAAGACTATTGGGAAAAGAATAAATTGAAAGAATGGAGGCGCAGAGGCTATAATCCAGTATAAATACTACTTTTATACTATAAACTGCTATGTTGAAAGAACGTGCCTTAGAATTTTTTACTACTCTACAAACAGATATTATCGCCGGACTAGAAAGCTTAGACGGCAAACCATTTATCACTGACAGCTGGGCTAGACCGGAAGGTGGAGGTGGCACTAGCAGACTATTAGAGGATGGTAACATATTCGAACGTGGAGGCTGTAACTATAGTCACGTATTCGGCAAGAAACTACCACCCAGTGCCAGCGAACATAGACCAGAACTTGCCGGACAAAGCTGGGAGGCAGCAGGCGTTAGTTTAGTTATACACCCAAAGAACCCATACGTTCCTACAGTACATCTAAACGTGCGTATGTTTATAACTGAAAGTGGACAGGGCTGGTTCGGCGGTGGTATGGACTTGACCCCATACTACTACTTTGAACAGGACGCTGTACATTGGCATAGAACCTGTAAAGAAGCACTAGATCCCATTGACACAACCCTATACCCCAAATATAAACAATGGTGCGATAACTACTTTGATCTTAAACATAGAAACGAATCAAGAGGCATCGGCGGCGTGTTCTTCGATGATCTGAGCCAACCTTCAATGGAACAAGCATTTGACATAGTTAAAGCTACTGGCCAAGCTTTCCTCAAGGGCTATGCTCCTATAGTTACTCTAAGAAGGGATATGCCCTACACTGAACGAGAACGTGATTGGCAACTATACCGCAGAGGTAGATACGTAGAGTTTAATCTAGTCTACGACAGAGGCACATTATTTGGTCTACAGAGCAATGGTCGTACTGAAAGCATATTGATGAGTATGCCACCTCTGGTACGATGGCAGTATGATTATCACCCACCTCACGGATCTAGGGAAGATGATTTACTTAAGAACTTGATCCCTAAACATTACGTGTGATAGCCGACAGGCTCCGCGAAGCGGTAACTACGGTAACGCAGATTTGACATTCTACTACTAGTTATCCTTACTGCCCATGGCAAAGGCTAACCACAATAGGCCTAGGATAAAGGCTATGACCCCTAATATTGGCTTGATTTCTTCTGTACTCATCATTGTCTCCTCTGGTTATTTAGCAGGGACCGAACCGGGGTCTACACTAAAAAAAGCTGTAAAAAAATTTTTTAATATGAAGTACTTAGAGTTTTCAGGGGGTTTTTCTGCCACCATGGGTTCTGTAGCAGCAGCGCTATAAAATATATAATTTATTTTTATAAAGCCACCACCATAAGATTTATAATATTATAAAATAATAACCCTCCATAGTCGTATACTATTTGACAAGCTCATGGACTCGTGCTACTATACGCTTACACTAAACAACGGAGCTATGCTTATGTGCAATTGTTACACTGCTGACTACACTGCGTCTTTCAATGAACTAGTCAAGCAACACGAGTACTGGGAGCTTGAGGAGCAGTTCACAGAGCGCTTTGAGCGGGACTATGCTACTAGCCTCGAGGGTACCCGTAGCAGGGATGTAGGCGGGGTAGTGTTATACTATAAGGGCCGCAAGGAAGTAGCCTTCTATGACTATGAGAACTTAGTAGGTAGTGTATATGCACTAGGGGGTCTGCGGGCTAGTGCCGTATGCGACTGCTAGGCCTAGCAGTGTATATACAAAGGGACGCTCTGCGTCCTTTTTTTGTGGCTCTTTTGAAGCCAAAAAAAAGTCCTAACAGCCGAAGCCATTAGGACCAAGCAAGTGACTTATGAGGATTTAATTATGAAGGATGTTAGTCTAGTCTACTGCCTGCGTATACACGCTCTAAGCCTAGTTGTTCTTTGAGTACACGAGCAAAGGCTTCAGCACCGTCCTCCAGTATGCCCACACTCTGTACGCCAAGCCTGCTGGGATTCCAGTATTGGAGGCTGCGCTCGTAGCCATTGCGGCTAAAGCCTGAGGCCAATAGTGCCTTACCCAGTTTACTGTTAGCCCTAACGCCGTATACGTCTACCCAAGCAAAGCCACATGCGTCTCTGTCACCACGCTGCTCTAAGCTCTTACGTGCCTGGCTGTTAGCGGCTTGGAGTGCCTGCTCTACTACCTGTTGTACCTGTTGTTCCATTTGTTGCTCCTGTGTAATGTTTCAGTGTTCGTATTGTATACTCGTTCTAAAGACCTGTCAACCTGTAGGGTTATTCTGTAATGTAACGCAGTTCCTCAATAGCCTCGTCCAAAGTGTCGAATCCGGTGGCATCGTAGCTGTCATCGTAGAGCTTGACATAGTAGGCTCCGTTGCCGGGACTTGCTTCTCTGTCAAACCCTGCTTCGCCAACTTCGGTGAAATACTGAATGATTCGGGTAATTTCCATATATGGCTCCTTATGCTACAACCACCAACTCTTTTGCCGGGTGGGTGATCCTACCGTCGAATTCGAGCTGATTACGCTCGTCTTGGGTGAGGTAGTCGTCCTCAGCCACGTACCAGTCGATGATGTATTCGTTATAGAAATCGTCGTCGATTTCAAGGCGGTCCCGGATGCTATCGACCACTGCCTGGACTTCGTTGAATTGGGTAAAGTTTGATACCACATAGTTGTCGCCTCCTTTGGGCTTCCAGTGGGGCTTCTCGGCGGAGCCATAGTTCTCATACACTTGGGTGAGGATCACTAGTTTTGCCATTTGCTGCTCCTGTGTAATGTTTCAGTGTTCGTATTGTATACTCGTTCTAAAGACCTGTCAACCTATGTGGGTATTGTCTTTGTACTTGGCCAAACTATCTTTGAGTCGTTGTTCGCTCTTACGACACTCAATCTTAGATACTTCTAAGTCATAGGCAAACTTGACTAGGAGCACCAGTGCTACCGTAAGGAACAGCCACACCAACAGTTCTGGGCTATACATAGCCAAGCCCTGTAGACCTACGTTGATCAAGAGGATCCCTATGAAGATCTTAGCCACGTTCTTTGCTGCTTCTATGTTCATTTGCGTTCCTTTCAACATGTTCACATTATATGTTCATTCTAATACCCTGTCAATCTATGTGGGTATTGGCCTGACTGGAGGGATTCGAACCCCCGACCTACGGCTTAGAAGGCCGTTGCTCTATCCTGCTGAGCTACAGTCAGTTGGTTTAGTTGGTGCCCGTAGCCGGAGTCGAACCAGCACGCCGTTGCCAGCGAGGGATTTTAAGTCCCTTGTGTCTACCTATTTCACCATACGGGCCGTTGTCTATTTAGCAGGTTCCAGGCTGGCTATGCCCAATTCCTGCATGCCTTGTTCTGTAAACTTGACTGGGAAGCCTACAATCCTGCTCACACTCTGCTCAAAGCCCCTGTCCGTATACACTTCCCAGGGACCATCGTGTGCTACTAGGACCTCTGTTACAATCCTATCTGCTAGGGCCAGATGCCTGATCGTTATAGCATCTACATTGAACTTTAAGCCTTTGCTCTCCATCCAGAGGCTAGTGCCATCGCACGTCGCAGAATCTATAACGCTGAAGCTGTGCTCTACACAGCCCCGCGCAAAGT